CGAACAGCGCGTTGAGACCCGGAATCAGCTCCTTGATCATCTGGGAGCGCGAGATGGTAGACATGATCTACTGCTCCCTTAGCTGAGGGCGAGGCCAGTGGTGTTTACCAACTGGTGCCCGACGTTGAACTTGCAGACGACATCGGTATAGGCATCGCCTACCGCGTTGTCTGGCCGACGCACGAAGTCCACGATCCGAAGCGGAAGCGTGTTCGTGGCGGCGGCGGTGGACTGGTCCAGAGCGTTCTTGGAACGCTTGACCGTGGTGGTCCCAGCGGTCTGAACAATCGCGGCGTTCGCGCCGAGATAGTTCTGGTCGATGGAACCGTCGGCCTGTACCTCGAAGAGGACGTTGGGGTCATCCACAACGAAGGCTACGGCGTCGGACGCCACGGTGCTGGCAGGCCAATACTGGTCCTGCACAAGCTGACCCGTGGTCGGGTCCGTGTACTCACACCCCACGAAGATTCCGATGGGGGTGGCAGTCGTGGTTCCGGTATCCTTCTCCACGGTACCCGCGACCACAAGGGTCACGATGTCGCCAGCGAAGATGGAAGTCGCGTAACCAGACGCGATCTTGTACGCCCGAGCCTTCCCGGTGAACGAACCCGAGGCCGACAGCGTTCCTACGGGCTTGAAGCCGTAGGGAGTGGCTGTTGCACTCATGAGTTAGATCTCCTCACAGAAGGTCGAAAGTGATCCCCGCTACTCGCGGGAACCGAAGGTGGTCTTACTGCGGATGTCAGGCTTCTGGATGGGCATCCGCTCGTCGCTCTGCGACATAAGCTGAGACTCCACCGCCCGCATCTGGGCATCCGCCTGCTCGGCGTGGTAGCGATCACGTGCGGCCATCTTCCCACGGGGTGCCCTGCACAGCATGAGTCCACCCACTTCGATCACGCCCTTCTGACTCCACGGAGTCTTCGAGTCGCTGAAGTGCTGGAACTCCGCGTACAGCGGGTCATCCGCCGGGGCGGGTTCCCACCCTTCCCGGAAACGGGTGCTCACGTTCTGCTGATCCGGGGTGCCGAGGATCGCAGTTCGTACCCACCGATGCACCCAGTCCGGATGCTCGGGCGGGTCCGGCAGTAGCGCCGGGGGCGTCCACGTGTCGTGGTCTTCCTGTGCCGCTCGGGTCTCGACGGAGCGAGGTGTCCGGTCGTGCTCGACCGCCTGCTCCTTCTGGCCCTTCTTCTCGTTACCGTCCGCCATTACATGCTCTCCAGTGCACGCTTCTGCCTTGCGTACTCAGTAAGGGACACGCCGAGGGCCTTTGCGGTCTGGACCTCGGTGCGAGTCAACTGGACCTTCCCGGAGGACGAAGATCCACCGCTCCTCCGACCCCTCGTGGGGGCCACGGGTGTACTTGCTCGGGAACGATGCGAAGCGGTCCCGACCGGAGCCTCAGACTCCGTGTCTACCATGATGGTGCCCTGCTGGGCGGCGCTTCGCTGGGATCCTCCCGAGTTGGATCCGAACGCCTGCGGGAAGGTCTCCCGCATGGCCTTGTCCAGAGCATCGAAATACTCCGGCGTGTCCGGCTTGACGCCGTTCACGATCAGGTCCTGATGCACGCCCACTGCATAGGCGGTCATCGGACGATTCTTGTTGAACCACGGATTCTTCTGCATCCACTCCTGCGTCTCGTTCGAGACCGGGGGACGCTGAAGCGGGTCCTGCTGGCCCTGTCCGTTCTCGGGCTGGGCCTGCTGACCCTGCTGGGTCCACTGCTGTTCGTACTGGCTGGTTTGCGTCTCCGCGTTGATGGCGCGGGTCAGCTTGGCCTGAGCCTCGGCGATCTTGGCCGGGTCTCCTTCCTCGTGCGCGACGGCCAGTTCTGCCTGTGCATCGCGCACCTGAGTGGTGGAGAGTGCCTTCTGCCGCTCAAGGACAGCCTGCTGGTACTGGCGGATCTGCGCCTGCGTGGCCTGCTGGAGCTTCTTTGCGTGGTCGATGGCCTCCTGCCGGATGCGCTCGGCCTCCTTCCGCTGGCGCTCCTCCTCCTTGGCCCGCCACGTGAGATGCTTGATCCGGCGCACCGCCTTGTCGGAGAGCGCCTGCATTTCGTCGTCGGACAACTCGAAGTCGTCTTCGATGTTGTCGAGGTCTGCGGGTTCCCGCCTGTCCTCTTCCGGGCGGTCGTCGATCACTTCGATCTCGAAGTCATCGTCCTCAGCGCCCGTGTCCTGCTCCGCCAGTTGCTCCTTCAGGTCTCTCAGTGCCATGTCAGGCCCTCGTGATGAGTCGGGGATCCTTCACGACCGCCTTCACGGAGTCGTCGTCCAGCAGGCGGAACTCCTGCTTGGCCACCATGATCCGCGTGCCTGAATAGGCATGGAAGATCACCCAGTCGCCGACCTGACAGTACGGTCCGTTGGGGAACTTCCGGGTGTCGGCGTAGGCGTCTGCGCCCATCCGGATCACCTGCCCCACGACGGCGGAGACCTTCTCGTTGTGCACGGTCTCTGCGGCCTTGATGATCCCGCCCTCCGTCTTCTTCTCCGGCTCGACCGGGACGACCAGAAGCTGGTACCCGGTGGGCTGGGGGACGGCGGCGGCGACACGCTCATCCTCGAAGGTGAAGGCCGAGTGGTCCTCCTCGACCGTACCTGCGGGGACGTTCTCCTTGATGTCGCCCAGCGCGTCTACGACCACGATGTCGGTGTCGGCGGGAATGGGGCTTTGACTCATGTGCGCCTCACGAACGGCGTGATAGGGGTGCGTGATACTTCGTGCTACTGATGATTTAATCTAACCCGTACTTCTCTCGCAAGTCCCGGATTTCACTCAAGACCTCATTCAGGGCGTGGACTTTGCCCACTGCCTCCCGGTATTCCGTGAAGCTCTCGGCCCCTCCTCGACCGAGGTCTTCGGAAATCTGCTTGACCCGCTCTTCGAGGCGGCGCTTCAGCGCCCCCATCATGTCAGCCATAGATGGTCCTGTGGTAGTAGCTCTCGGCGCAGGTCGGGCAGTAGCTCCTCACGATCCAGAGCGGAGGATGTCCTTCTCCCCGGTCGGCCATGCCGACGATCACGTGGACGCGCTCGCGGTCAGTCATCTCGACTGAGCACAGGCGGCACTCCGTCTTCGTCTGGTTATTCGGCTTGGCCACTGCGGCTCTCCTCTACTGAGCGGGCGATCTCTACGCCGAGGCGGGCGCCTTCGACGGCCTGCGACTCTTCCATCTGCGCCAGCTTGGTCATGGCGTCGAGGATCATCTCCTGACGATCCAGTGCCAGCCTGCGCTGTTCGAGGTCCATGTCCGCCCGGAACTTCGCCTGCTCCATCATCTGGTCCAGCATGGCCTTCTGGGCCTTCTGCTGGGCGTCCATCTGCTGTTGCTGGATCTTCGCCTCCACCTCCTTCTGGCGGATCTGAAGCTCCTGCATCTTCATCTGGATGATGGGGTCCTGCTGTTTCTGGGCGTTCTCCTGCGCCTGCGCCATGGCCTGCTTCCGCCCAATGATCTGGTCCCCGGCGTCGGCGGCGAGCCGTGCGATCCGGTTCTCAATGTCCTCGGGCATCTTCTTCCCAAGCTCGGGAAGCGGGGCGCCGATGGCCTCCTCCATCTCCTGCCGCATCTGGAAAGCCACGTGCTCCCGGATGTGGGCATCCAGCGCCGACATGATCTGCCCGCCCATGGGGGAGTTCTGGGTCATCTGCTGGATGGACGGGTCCTGCTTCATGGCCATGTGGACCCGGATGTGGGACTCGTGGTCCTGATACTGCTTCGCGGCCACCTTGCCGAGGTTCATGATCTCGGCGTTCTCGGTGATCGGGTCCATCCCGTCGATGTCGTCTTCGGTCGGCACGAGCTTGTCCGCGTTCTGCATCCCGATGGCCTCGACAAACTGGCGGTTCAGGTAGGACAGATCGTAGACCTGCGGCGTCTGCTGGGCGGCGGTGAGCGCGGCCTGATACTGCATGACCCGCTGTGACAGGGTGGCGGCGTTGGGATCGGATACCGGGATGATGTCGATCTCGTCCGAGTAGTCCTCGGCGGCGATCTCCTCGCCCTCCTCCACCTCGTATGGGTAGGTCGGGTCGTTACTCCCGATGATCCGTGCGAGGATCTGAAACTCCTCCTTCAGCCCGGCGTGGATCCTCTGCTGGATCGCGGTCTGCATCTTCAGGGACCGCTCCAGAATGGCGAGCGTGGTCCCGACCGGGGCCTCCTTCTGCATGTCCGACAGCTTGAGGTCGGAGGATGATGCGAGGCGGCGCCCGTCTTCGACCAGACCCTGCATGAGTTGGTAGAGGGTGCCCGACGGCTCCTTCGTGGGCAGGGGCATGAAGTGGTCGCCCAGCTTGGAGGACGGCACATCCACGTCCCGCCACTCTCCGGGGAGCACGGGGCCGGAGTCGTTCACCATCCGGGCCGTGCGCGTCTTCAGTCCGCCCGGCACGTTGGCCAGTGTCCCCGCGTCCACCAACTGCTGGAGGATGGAGGTCACACCCTTGGCCGTGTTGCCGATCAGATGGGCGTAGCCGAAGCCGTAGAAGCCGAGGCCGGGGATGAACTCGTAGTGGACAATGTGCTGGATCCGCTCCCGGAAGGCCGCGTCCGGATCCCAGTTCCGGTAGATCGCCAGCACCGTCTGGGCGCTCACGTCCACCGTCACGATGTAGGGCAGGTCGTAGCCGTCGCCCTCGCCCAGATCCCGGTAGCACTGGATCTCGTAGATCTCGCGCTTCTCCTGCTGGCCCGTGGCCGGGCGGACCCCGGTCAGTTCCTGCACCGCCTCCTCGTACTCCGAGTCGGAGGAGTAGGGCGACTGAAGGTCGATGTCGCGGTAAAACCCAGACCACTGGTACTGCCGAACCACCACGGGACTCAGGTTCATCCGGTGTGTGATCCGGTCCGCATCCCGGATGTCCGTGGCCTCGTTGTGGACGATGAGGTCGTCCGCGTCGATGTAGATGCTCTTCGGCTTACCGTTGAGCGGGTTCTTGAAGATCTTCCGGAACGCCGATCCATTGAGCGAAAGACCGAAAAGAAGCCGCTCGGTCTCCGGGCGGTACTCCCTCATCTCGTTCATGAGGGTGTAGTTCATGTGGTTCGACACCCGGTGCGCTTTCTGGATCTTCTCTGGCGTCTGGCGACCCACCACACTGCACCGAACGGGGCCGGACGGGGGGAGGATGTCCCCGATGGTGCTACTCTGGAAGCGAACCACGGACTCTGCCACCAGCGGGTGGACGACAGAGCACGCGCCCTGCCACGGCTTGTTCTTGTCCTCCATCTTGAGGCCCAACTGCTTCAGGGCCTCCTTCAATGTGCGCTCCCACTCCCTCCGTGAGCGCAGATCTTCCTCCACATCGGCGATCAGGTCCATCGCCATCTCTCTGAGGGTGCCCTCGTCGAGGTAGTTGGCCAGATTCGCCTCGTGATCGGACGGCAGGAGGCCCCCGAGGCCGGAATCGGCCCCGTCGAGGGTGACCACGGCGCCTCCATCGGGCGTATCGACGATCTCGACCTCCGGATCGACGGGTCCGGACTCCAGATCGACCTCAATCAAGTCCGTTCCGGCCCCCGGATCGGCCATCTGGGCCAGAAATTCCGTCTCTCGGGCCGGATCACCCCCCATTTCGGCCACCATGTCCTGCAACTGGCGCTCCGACTTGTCTGTGATGGCCATTTTCGCCCCTTTTTCAGGTAATTCCGGCCTTCTGTGGGCCGTTTTAACCTAGATTCGTCAGTAGAAGTCCGCCACCAAGGGCGCTGTGGGCATGTCATCCCACACTTCGTCGCTCGGAAGGCGCAGAAAGCCCCCTTCCCGGAACCTGCGGAGGGCCATGGTGCCCGTATCCAGCAGGTCGTCGCTGTCTCCGTAGGGAAATTCGGCGAACTCTTCGATCATCTGCCGTGCGAAGACCCGCTTGGGTGCCCACACGAACCCGGATCGGAAGATGTCGGCCACCGAATTGACCCGCATCATCTTGTCCTCGCCCCGTGAGTACGTCACGTCACTCACCGGGATCCCCATCTTCCGCAGTTCGTGGATCAGGGGCCACCCTGACGCCTTCGCTTCGATGAGGCAGGAGTCCGGCTGGTACTGGCGGTAGAGTTCGATGGCCCTCTGCTTCAGGTCCGGGAACTCCATGCGCTCCTTGAAGGCGTCCAGCAGGATGATGTGGGTCTCTCCGTCCTCCGTGGACCACACACCCCACGTCGAGCAGGCGCTGAAGTCGCTGGTCTGCTTCGCGGTGTACGCCGTGTCCCAGCACTGGATGATGTAGTCCACCGGGGGCGGGCTGTCTCCCTCCCACTCCTGCCACCAGTCGCGCTTGACGATGGCGCCTTCCTCGGAGGTCGGGTTCTGCTGGTACTGGGCCTTCCAGAAGTTGCCA